CCCACCGCAAGGTGGGATAGCTCTGCGCCAACCCCCCCGAATTTCTTCGGGGCTAGTAACTAACCTGAATAGATGAACCATCCACTGCCCTAAACAGGCAGTTGGTTATCATTCCTGTTCAGGACTGGAGTCGGAATCCACCGATTCGAGTTACTTGTTACTAGCATGGCGCAGGCAAGAGTAGCTAACACTTACTTAGTACGGAGGTACGATCCCGGCTTCTTTCATCCGGGCTAATCTACCTTTCTTCCGCACAGGCTTAGCTTCTTTCTCTCATTCTTCAACTATCTGACTTTCAGTCATTGAAGATAGAGATTTAGAAACTAGCAGGGCTAGGTGAGCTTGGCTACTCGATCGACTCTCATGAGCCCTCAAAGGTAAGATCCCGTTGAACTTTGGAACCATCATTAAATCTAATGATCTCCATTGTTCTCAGAAATCTAACCAGTGAGGCTCTCCTGGACCACGTGATAACCCCTGATGGCCTCGTTCTGTCATCTGACGAAGAACTGATAGCATAGGGATGTCATACGGATCTAGGTTAGAGTCGGTCAGCGGTAAGTGGTTGGAACCGCTCCGAGGATCAAATTTGAATACTTTTTGAAATAATTCGAAGTAATCATTTTGAACCCTCTTGATCCCTGCCCCGATTTCTCGCCTAACGATAGTTTGGGCCGCCAAGGTTGCGGTCCTTAATATTGTTAGGGACGAGAAAGGAATACGTGACTTAACTAAGGAATGTCAAGTTCTAAGAGCTTGTACAGCCTTACTTTCGTCAGTATATCAACAGGGGAGAGACAAGTATATTTGCACTCGTTTTAGGATTTGTTCTCCTAAACGAGAGTGAGTATACATTGCCTTCAGGGATTCCAACCGGGCTCCCAAGTCAAGCACAGAGTCGTATCCTCTAGAAGGTACCTCGTGACTAAGAAGTTCTACCAGTAATGGCCAAGACTTCGAAGTTTCGAGGACACCCGCTATTGGAAACGGTGAAACTTCTTCTCCGGCTGAGAACCATCTTTTGGCGAACTCAAAGCTGTCACAGCTTATATGAGTTTTAACCTTAGATATCTCAACTCCGAGAGAAGAAATTATATTTCTGTACTGACGAGCTACCTCGTCATGATGTATTACTATATCATCACCTAGTAGCATATAGCAGCGTTTAATCGCCTTCGGCTTAAGCCCAGAACGCAAACCTGCTATGAAAACTACCATGTGATGACACAGTGCAAACATGGCTCAAGAAGAGTACGCACCCATCGGTTGACCACAATTATATTTGTATGGTTTCCCCTGGTGCCAGAAACTTTCTGAGATCATTATTTGCTTTCAACTTTCTGCAACTTCTTTGTTAGTCAACAACGATAAGAGACGCTCCTGAATTTCAAGAGGGAATCTATCTGTTGCTGACGACAAGTCGAAGCTGTAGAATTTTGAAGATCTACTAAGGTCCTTAGCGAACACGCTGGTTAGGCGTGTTTGATTGAAGGTACAGTCACCTGGAAGTCTACTCAATTGCTTATAAAGGCTCTTGTGTAAAGTTCTCAGTGCTGACTGTGACCAATAATCAAGTATCGCGAAGACTCTACTCTTCGTCTCTTTATCGTCCTTTACTGAAAGTTTTCTAAGCCTCTTATAAGAGACTTTGAAATAAGCTTCAGAAAGCGCATAAAGAGGCGTCGATATGACGCTTAACAGACGTCATATAGGTGCTTCTGGAGGGTAAAAGGTTCTCAGACTATCTATTAAGTTAGAGTCTTTGATACCTCTTAAATCCGCCAGTGCACCTTGTAGACCGGGTCCGTTAGGACCGGCCTTAGTAGATCAGTGATACTCATTTCAGAGGTAGTTAAGCTTGGGTCGACCTATCGCCTTATGGAACTGAACCATTTCGAAGTCGCTGATTTCTCAGTGATTTCCTATGCTAGGTTCCGTTATAGTCGAAAAGTCGACCGCTTTACCACCGAGAAGCACACGGGAGATCGATAACAATGTTAAAGATCACCTTATAGCCCATCGGTCTCCTTCTTTTATTCGGATACGCAAGCCTCTCGGTAAAACGACAGGCAAGTGGTCCGAATCTTGAAGGATTCCGGGAAGGTTTAGTGCTTCCCCGGCCAGAAACTTGGTCACTGCTAGCCGCTGTAACTTAATATGTTCAGCCATAGCGACCTTCCCTCTGGACTCTAATCTGTGCCATTGCTTCCAAAACCGAAGCATGGACTCAGATAGAAGTTCAGTGGGGAGAGGAAGAAAATAAGTGTTAGCAACTCAAAGAGTCACTCTTTGAAGTTCTAGCATATTATTAAATATAGTGACTTAGACTTCAGTGTTTAAGATTCTTAGCGCTGAAGTATATCTGGCTGCTCTTGGTGAGGTGTCAACACACCAAAAGCGAGACTTAGTCTGGAGAGAGTGACTTCTCCCGCCCTGTGGGCGGCTCGAGATTTCAACTTTCCACGCTCAAGCCAAGAATCGTCGCACATTTGTGCTTGGTTTCCTCACGGAGGCCACTTGGAGCCCGCTCTTTGAATGGAGAGCAAACCCATGCCACTG